GCTTCCCAACCCCTAAAGAGGGAGCTGGTTGAGCGAACACTTGATCTTGTGGCATCCGAGCCGGACTTATTTCTCCATCCGAACATTGAGGATAAACTTTTTGCGGTGCTCCATGAGGTCGCTAGGCGGGAGCTAGGCGGGCCAACAAGCTAAGTTTGGACTGGGAACTTTTCTCAAGTAGAATAGTTGAGCAAGCGGACGCATTTCCCCCTCGTCCGTTTTAATCAGCGCAATTTAGAAAACCCTCCAAAAGGAGGGTTTCTTTTTGCCTTCTGTCAAAAACTGGAACCGGGGAAATCCCTACTGCGTTCTTATCGTCGCAAAACCAGCCATCAGTGTTTTTGGAGGGTGTATGAAGACGAACAAGGTGGAATACGAGGAGCTTGTCGACGCCGACGAGCTGGATCTGCTAACCGACCTGCTCATTCTCTGGTGCGAGAGAAATGGTCGTAATCCAGAGGATCTTCTGCCGAAGTGCGGTATTATTCTCCAACGATATCGCAGTGGTGAATGCAACGCTGATAAGTTGTTCGCCGGGCTTTAATAACGCGTTGGCGACGCAATTTAAAAAGCCGCCCGGATCGCGCCGAGCGGCTTTTTACTTTGACCCCACCATTTGATGATGGGGCGGTGGTGGCTTAAGCTGCTGCAGGATCGAAGCCCAACAACGCTGGCAATACAGGCCGCAATGCTGCCGCTGCTGCTACCTGCTTCGCAAGTGCCGCGTGTGTGCCATCTGGGGTGAAGTAGCTTGTCACCGCGTCTCCCACCGCATTGCTCGAACTGGTTGTTGGCGTAGCGGTATTCAGATTAACGGTGTACGGTCCCGAACCACTCACGCTATCGATAACCATCCCGAAGTTGCTGCCGGTACTTTGAATGCGCAGCGTGTCGCCAACTGCTGGTGGCGACGCGGCAGCGATTGAGATCGATGTTGCGCCAGACGCGAAGGTCGCCGAAAGCGTGCCGCCAGCCCATCCAGTTACAGGCCATTTACCGTCAGCCGTCCCACCCACAGCAGCATATGCATCAAATGCTGCATCAGGGTCTCCATTCGCAGGCACAAAAGGCATACCTGCGTAGTCATTACGCCGCATCAGCCAGTCATTGACCGTACCTTGTGTACCAGGCACCGCGTCATCCGACTGCACGAACGACTGATTTGCTGTCGTTTGAAAGTTGTCCGTGCTGGTGGTGTGCGGGAAGAGCGTTACTCGAACCAATCGTTTCAAACCGTTGGTTTTCGTCATGAGAGATCTCATGAACGTGCCGTGCGATTGTATCTTTCCTATAAGCGTTGCCGCTCCGCTATTGCCTCGGTCATTGTTTCCGTGATTGGTCAGAACAGCATCGGCATATGGATGGTATCTGCGCCGAACATTGTAGTTCGCAGGATTGTTGATCATGTCGCCCATCCCCGAACCCGGAATAGACACGTTGAAAAAGGGATATCCTGCCGCCAGCAGCGCACGCGCACCAAATGCGACAGTGCCGCGCAATCCAATTCGGTCCGCATTTTCTGCAATGATGCTATCGCCATCGATCACAACGGTTTTAACACCAGCTGGCGCCTTAACCCTCACGCCAATAGGCCCAGCGATGGCAGCAATAGACAGAGCGCCACTAGTCCAGTTGAGCGTATTCACGTTTTCGTTCTGAGCGGATGAAGACCTTATGGCATCCCCGATGGCAGACACAGCTCTGGTGAAAATAGGCCGCTGGCTTGCATTGGCTCGGAAATCTTCCGTGTGAATGAAATAACCACCGACAGGGAGCGTCAGAGCATCATTCGGATCGCTACTGAATACATAGTTAGCTGGCACTGTGATCGAGAAGCCGTCACTTGAAACAGACCCGCCAGCCGCTACGAACGCGGCATCATTCAACATTTCGAAGAATGTCAGTTTCGTTAGCGTTGCACCTGTCTGGTTGAGGCCGGATCCGACGATATTGGTAACGATAGCCGCCCGATACGTAGCAACGCCGACGAGGCTCCCAGAAGGGTTTTCCGGATTTGACCCGCCACCGTTTGAGGCGTAGCCATTCCAAAAATCGACACCAAGCAAGGTCGCGTTTGGCACGACATTGTCATGATAAGTTCTGGCACAGACGTACGTCGTTGATGCCGCGACGCTGCTTTGTAGTGTATTGATGCGGGCGCGGGATGATCCAGATGAAACGTTAATCGCTGGAGCACCCTCGATGACAACATCCATTGCGAGTGTGCGACCGGCACTCGTGGTCAGCGTTGCCGCGATTGTTCCAGCGGCGATGGCTGACAAGCCAACGAGCAAGTTTCTACGTGTACCGTCCAAAGCAAGCCTTCCATCATTCGGGACAACGGTAGAGATTTCTTCTCCCGTTGCCAGACCTGTAATGGCTGCGATTAATGTCCCAGGTGTGGCGCTGGAGGATATTGTGGCGGTGGTTGGGCCGAGGGGCAGCGCCCCACCGCCCTGCACTACGTAGCCACCCAAAGAAATAAGGGACGTCATAGACGTCCCCATTTTCAACCTTGTTTGAAGGCCTGCCATTACGCGGCCTGCCACATGAATGCATCGCCGGCATCTGGATAGACATCGATGTCAGTGTTGGCTGGGATGGCGACACGAACGGCGCCCGCAGAGTTCGGTGCCCGTCCATAGGACAGCCAAGAGTCGGCAGAAGCACGAACGCGGAATACCGCCTGCCCTGCGCCGTCGCTGATTGGCGGCGCGACGTTGGTAGATACTACGCCAGTCAACGGTGCTTCCTGCCAGACGAGTTTGCCAAGAAGGGACTGGGATTTATCGCGTGCGACGAGCGAGCCTGCATATGCGGCGGTAACTGTGAAGGCTGGAAAAGCCATGGGAATACTCCGGGAATTTTAGGGTTAGTTTGCGCGGGTGGCCCGAGCCTTGGGCTGGCCTTCAACGACGCGGTCGATGCGGAGCGTCATGGCATCAACAGCGCTCTTTACGCCGCTGATTGCTTCCATGATTTGCTCGGTCTGTTCGCGAAGTCCGGACTTTGAGACATAGGTTTCTGCTACGTGCAGTCGGTGGGCCGCTAGCTCTTCTCTAGCGAGAGATGCCATGGCAACTGCCGATGCAGCAGCGCCTGCCGCCTCTGTCTTTGCTGCGCCAATCTTTGCGTCAATGTATTTCCACAGACCGAAGAAGAACCCGAACAGCATCACAAAGAAGCCGACGGCGCCCATGATTTCGGCGCCGGTCATTTCGTGCCTCGCAGAGCGTTGTCGCGTTGTTCGTAGTAATCACGCAACGCCAGGTGCTTCCGTAAGCAGGACACCAGCCGCTCGCGGTCGGTGATCCAGAGCTTTTCGAGACGCGCCTGCGGCAGTGTCCCATTGCCCAGATCAACCGGGCTTTTGCATTGCTCCAGCAGAACGCTGTCTGGCCTCGTTAGGTGCGGCGGTGGAGGAACCGCGATTTTATCGGATCTTGTTAATGCGCTGCACGCTGGGAGCACCAAGCACAACGCGACCAGCATTAGGATCTTGGTCAGCTTCACGCCCCAGCTCCTCGATTTGAGATTGAAGTAGTTCGTTTTCGGCCTGCATCTCCGCGATGCGTTGTGCCTCGCGTACCTTCGCGGCATTGTTGGCGGCGTCTTGCCGCTCAACTTCGGCGTTGCGGGCTTCTGTTGCTGCCCTTTTCAGTTCGGCGATCTCTGCGTCCTTCACAAGGACGGCATCGTCAAAGCCGCTGTTGTAGACGTGCGTATGTACGGCCCACAGAAGCAGCACGGCGGCGATGACTGCGTAAATGTAAAAGGCTGGCTTGCTGAGGAAGATGCTCATTGCTGACCACCCTTGAGGCCGGACACGCAGATCTCGGCCTCGCCCTTTCGCTGCGCGTCGCCCATTTCACGCCTTTTCACCAAGCCCTGCACCACTTGGCCGCCTGCCTTGTTCCACGCCGTCTGGGCTTCGCAGCCCTTCCAGTGCTGGCCTTGGCGGTGGAGGCTTGCCGCCCTGCTGCCGACCATGCCAGCTACCCCGAAGTTATACGCGCCTGACAGCATTGCAGCCTGCACGCCAACGGGGAACGTCGTGTATCCGGGTATTTGGCGAACAAGCGGCAAGTAATAGTCGTTGTAGATCTGCTCGCGGGTCATTTCCTCGCACTGAGCGCGGGTGAAGCGCATGTTCGGCCTGACAGGCTTGCCGTTGATCCGAGTAATGCCAGCGCAGATATCGTAGATCTTGGCGAACCGGTCCCAGTGGGATGTCAGCACCATGCCTTCCCAAGGAAGGATTAGCGCGTCTGTGGCGAGAATGACGGCCGGTGGTAGCACGTGCTCGCTGGTGTCCTTGTAGGACTGCCAGCCGCCAGCTGCCGCAGCGATTAAAGCGGCTGCAATAGCCGCCTTCCCGCGCTTCGTCGCGACGATTTTATTGATTGGCATCACTGCCCTCCTTTTGAGCAAGGAAGCGCGCCACGAATGCCCCTGTGGTCACGGCAAGCGTGAGCCAAGCAAACAGCCCCGGCGGAACCGGTAGCGCGATAAATGGAAGCATTGCCTCGACGCCGGTCAGTACCGCGGCGAGCACAATGAGGCGGACAGACCAGGCGCGTTTCAGCACCTGCCGCCAGTTGTGGATGAGCATTCCACGCACGAATGCGATCACCGCATGTAACCATGCGAATGCTTTCATAGTGATGTCCTGATTGTTGGATTTACGTTTGCAGCGCGCCAAAACTCCCGCTATCAAACTGGAAAAACCGCTCTATATCCAAGGTCGTGAAATATGAGTTTTTCAGGTCTAACTAGCGACGAATACCTTGCTATCGCCGAGAATGAGCTGCGCCGCCAAAGAGCCGCCGTTGCTCTAGCTCGCAAGGCGTTACAACAAGCTAGAGACGACGGTTGGAGTGGAGCAAATCAAGCAATAGCCGACATGAACATTGCTCTCTACGGCGAGCCTAAGAGCCACGGCATTCAGACAGTTGTTACGTGGCTGCGCAACACGCTGGCAAAGAACAAGTCTTCTTAAGCAGCTGCTGTCAATCTTGACCCAATCCTGTAAGACCTTTGGTAAGGCACAAACGGCGTCACGGGGACAAGATACTTGATTACCGAAGCCGCTATCTTTGCGTGCCCTGCCGCGTTGATGTGCAAGCCATCAGTAAACAGATCGCTTGAGTTTATCTCAGATGCGATATCAACGAGAACGACATTACGGCCATCTGCGACAAACTCAGAAGCAAGATCACTAAGGGCTTGATTATACCCTGTACGCCACGCTGGGTCGCCGGTTCTGGTTGGGATATTGAGCAGGAATATCTGGGGATTTTGCTCCTGGTCACTCCCTGCGATACTCTCCAAAAGCGTTGCCTTAGAAGCAAGTGTATTCCGGACCTCTACAGAATGCCCCCCATTTCCCAGATTAGGAATCCGTACACACTGTGGCCCGTAAGTGCGACCGTGATAATTGGGATTACTAGTGCTGCTTCCTAAAGTAGTTGGCCCGACAGCTACACCGTTCCCCTGCCTAGTGGCTTTCAGTACACCATCGACACGTATTTCGCTCACACCTTCGCTATCGGCGCTAACCTGATTTCGGAAACCGACATACAGCGACGAACCCTGCGACGAACCTGATCCATTCCCCCCGACATCAAAGGTATATGACCCGATAGGGGCGAATGGCGACCAAGAGCCGGCCTTAGCCATCGCAGCTCCAGCTGTCCGAGCTGGGAGGGACAACCATGCAACAAGCGCACGCATATGATCTTTAAATGCCTGCCGCTTGACGGTGTTGTCACCATAAACAGTAACATCGTTGACGCCTAGCATGACCCCGTAGATGTTCTGGTCAGTCGGAGTGTGACCTTGGGCAACGTAAGCCTGATCGGACGCTTGGCTCGATGAAATCGCATAATTCACAAGGTTCGTGCCCAGGTAGTCAGCGACCAGTTTCGCCCATATTTGCGATGATGTGACGGGGTAGCCGTTGGTAATACTATCCCCAAAGGTTATGAAGCTCACAGTCCCAAATCCCTCCAACCAAGTACCGTAAGAGTAGATGGTGTTGACCCCAGCGGAGCACCGGTGACGGCAAACTGAATCTGCCCGCTTAAGTCTGTCTTTTGTCTGGCAACTCGTTTACTTTGACCTGTGCCGCCGCTGTCATACATCTGCTCAACAACAACAGCTGTAGGATTTGCTCCGTCATACATCTGGAACTCAACGTTCGAATCGCCGTTACTTTTGACCATGTTCAGCTGCATAACAACTTCGCAACGCACCCCTGTCGGCACAGGCAAGGCAAGAGCAGCCTTCGCACGCGTGCTTGAACTGGAATAACTGGGAGACGGTGGGGTGGTGTAAGTGTATTCATTGCCGTCTTGGAAGACCCTGACAATGTTTGCCGACCCATCGGTAAGGATGCATCCAACCCTTGCAATGCGAGACCAACCAGCGGGAACCGTTGGGGCTGTCGGTGACAGTGACGCAAGCACATCATCCAAACCGTCTGAGTCTCTTCTGATGATGTGGATATGATACGACTTGCTGGCGGACTTAGCACCAACATCTAGCGATCCCGCGCCATCGCCGACAGCCCAAAGAGCGTTTAGCAACTTTACCTTTTTAACTGATGAAACTACCCACGCTCCCGCTCTCTGCGCCTTTCCAGGGTTTACCTCGAAAGCATTGTTAGGGTCGCCAGGATTATTGGCCTGTTCGTACCCCTGATAGAAGTCCAGCATGGACGCGAATGCCTCTCGCGTCCGCTGCGGCGTCATCAACGTATTCGAATTTGTATATGCCTGAGCCTGCGCTTTGGTAGCGATAGCCGATGATGCAAGTTTCACGAAAGTGATTGAGCCATCAGCAGTCGTAGATGCGACCAAGATCAGAAGCCAATTGCCAGATCCACCTGAAACAGGGTCATCTCCGATCGCGCTCTCTGTCTTTAACTGATACCAGTTGCCATCAGAGGCGCTGACTACCTGACCCTCAGTATACGTCGTGCCAGCAGAGTAATTGCCTTGATGGTCCAACGATGGCGCAGTTGAAGCGGGATAAATCTGACGCCATTCGTCTTCAAATCTGAAAAAAGCGGTAGCAACGGCCTCAAGGATATCTCCAGCAGCAAGCGGTCCACCATTGGCAGCCTTGATCTGCTGTGCCGGAGCCCCGTTAATAGAGATGGTAACAGTACCTGCGGAATTGCTCGCTATAGGCGACGGAAGAATGAGAAGCTGCGCATCTGCCGGGTCAATCCCTGAATCGGTGTTAGCAACGATGGCGTTGCCAGTGCCGGTGACATTGACAAGAGACGCAAGCGTATCCGGGAAACCTCGGTCGAACACCCACTCTCCGCCATTCCAAGTGTACCAGCCGTTTCTTGATTTTACCGGGTCATTAAGCACTTCCCCTCTCGGAAACTCACCAGCCTCTGGGGTCACCGACGTCAATGATGCTAAAGTAGCTCTCGATACTGCGGCACCACTGTTGTTCTGCATTTGAACAAGAAGCTGAACGATTTCGTGCTTGTCTGGCATATGAAAGCCAGAGGAAGGAACGCCATCCACTGAAAAATCGCGGTAAACATACTTTGGCGTAAGTGCCATGGGTAAACTCCAATAGAATTATGAGATCGTGAAGGCGCCGGTCGCTGTTGCAGTCGCGGGCACTCCGGATGCGTTGATGGCAATGAGCCAGCCGTATCGGACTCCGGCCGCGAGCCCTAAAATGGCTCGATTATCAACTGCGCTTGGCGGGCCATATTCCGTCGCCATCAGGGTGGCTGTGTTGATATTATTCGTTGAGCTGATGTAGATCCGGCACGCGAAATAATTGGAACTATTTGGTGCCGTCCATTCGAACAGCGCCTGACCAACACCTTCCGTCACCGTTACACCGGTAACTGCGCCAGGAGACACAGGATCAGCCGTCGCCGTCACAGTGATGTAGTCTGTCCACAGTGACTGGGTGCCCCCACCCCAAGCCCGAAGCCGCAAGCGATACTGCCCACCGTCAACAAGGTACTGAGAACGAACCTCAGACTGCCCAGCGGTTGATGTAGCGCTACGCACGGACTCTGTGACGTCAGTTCGTTCCCATTCCAACTCATACGTCAGAGCATCCGAGATCGTCGTCCATGATGCCAAAGCATAAGCAGCCGTTGCCCCGCCCGAAACGACCTCAGTCTTCAGGATAACGGTAAATCCTGTCGGCGTTGGAACGCCGGATGGATCAACCTTGTCAGGCCGTGATGGTGGTGATCCTTCTTCAACCGAGGCCACAAAACCATAGAGAGAAGCTGGCACGATGATGCCGGAGAACTCGATGGTCATATTTTTAAGTGACAATCTTGGAGTGGCTGTGATTTCGACAATCGCTTCCTCCATTTTTGGAGGGAGGTGTACCCGCACAAAACGCCGGTAAGGAACGTTTTCGGCCGCCTCATAGTGGGCAATGATAGATACCCGCTTGGCGTTGGCTCTAATGTAAGTGATCTTTTGCAGTCGCTGCACGTGGTTGTGCGACTGGATCAATGAGTTTTCCAGCGTCTTGGTGCGCTCTGTGTCGTCATCATCTTGATACGGATTGCCGTATATCGCGGCATCTGAGGTCACAAAGTCCGCAGCGGTATCGACAAATCGACCACGCATCGCGAGCACAGTGCTCGCGTCTCGGGTGTTGGCGTCGAACTGGATGCTGAGTATATCATCACGCGTCAGCCGTATGTCAGGCTCAACAAACCGACCCGGATGTACCCCGATCTTGCCGTCTGGCCGCTCGAAGACAACAAGCTCGCCAGCCTGGTCCATCATGCGTCCAACTTCCGTGGGGTCATTGTTTGCCCGAAACCAGAACCCGCCCTGGTATCGTTTTTCGACACTGCCTGAACGGTTGGTGACGTTTTCGTCGCAGACGTTAGCCGCAGCAATCCAGTCCGGAAGATACATGTCATCTAGCGACATCCTGCCGCCGACAGGGTGCGTCAGGTGCCACAGGCGAAACAAAGCGATGTTTGTTGTGAAGTCATAGGCAAGGCTGCGAGGATCGTAGATCGCAGAATGACCATCGATCACAGATGAAAGTTGCGGCATCTGGTTCGGAAAGATAGTGAGGAAGTCTCGCTGATCTCCGCTTGCACAAAACATGGACACAGAAGCCAGGCCATCGCCCCTGTGGTTCACAGTCCAAACACTGGGGAATGCGGCTGCTATCTCCGCGTAATGCGTCTCAGCAGGTAGTCCTCTGCGAGAAACGATTTTGACGAATTTGTTGGCTCCCTTCACAAAACGTGTGGGAACAGACACAAACCCTGTGCCATCCAGAGTAACCTTTTCATCGTGCAGGTAATGCTGAACGTATCCTTTGATGGGATGCGCGGCCTGCACAATCACATGGTAAGCGGCGGCGTTGAACTCCTCCAGAAAAGTGTAGTCTCCACCCTTCTTGACGCGACCAAGCACGTAAGGGAGTGACGGAACGTTTTGCTTCAGGTTGTAGCTGCCGTCTTCAGGCTTTGGCACTGCCGGTTTGTTGACAAACATGCCCTGAAGAGCACCCAGACCGAACGCAAGGCCACCATATGCGAGAGCAAGCGTTCCGAGATATAAGGCGTTTGCAGCGGCTACCGTTGTGCCAAACGACGACACGATAAGGGCGCCCAGACTAATAAGGTCAGGCATTAAATTCTCCAGATCGCTAAGGGGGTAGCGGCCATTGGGCCTATCTTGTCGACGAACCGCACGTTCCATCGTGCGCCGTCGAAGATCGCGCCGAATTGACGGTCAATGTTGGTCGCGCTTCCGATAACGGCAGCGTCGCCAGCTATCGGTTTAGCCACGCGCTTTGCATTGATGGACAGCGCGCACTCTTCAATCAGTGGGACAACGCCACCGGCTTTCTGAATGATGGCTCGAAAGCCATCTTCGCTATCGTATGTGCCTCGCCAAGCCCTTGCCGGGTCTGGATAACCGAGCCAGACGGCCCACGACGCCATAAAAAGGCAGCAGTCCACCTGCCCCGGTCGCCATGGCTTTCGCTCATAGGCGCGGAAAAAATCCGATAAAGTTGTTTCCATTGGCTACCAGTTGGGCCAGCGAACCGTTTTATCGCGCATCAAAGGTACGCGCTCGCAGAACCTGTCAGGCGGTGCGCCTGGGTTGAGAATAGCCGAGCGGGCCTTCTGGTCAGTGTCCGAAAGGACTGCGCCGCTAGTCAGCGTTCTCATCGTAAAACGGTTGGTGATCTCGATCGTGATATTCGACCTGATCTGTTCGCCATCCACACCATCGTTCCAAACCAAATTATCAATCCTACCAGTGAACTTAATTTGTGGTTGGCCCAACGGCTGCTCAAACTCGTCGAGCTTCTGGATCATGATACGGAAGCGAGACCCCTTAACGGTTCCAGCCTGATAATCCGCCCAGATTGAGTTAGATGTTTTTTCATCGATGCCGTTAACGACCAGCGATAGCGTGAATGCCTCCGCGTTTATCGCCATCTCGATAGTATCGAGCGCGTCATCCGTCAGAATGCAGGATCGGTAAATGTTTCCGTCAGCATCGGTAAAAGGACCGCTTGAGCCATCCCACATGCGTATTGGGCCAGATGGCAAGTCCACCTGACACAACACCTTCAATGCTTTCAATGCCATTAGATTAGTCCCAATGCCAACTGGTTCCAGTAGTCAGTCGCCTCTGTGAACAAAACGGATGGGTAAGATGATCGAGACGTTCGGTCTTCCTGAATGTCCATCGCGCGATCCTCGGCCAGATGGCAAAGACATGTTGGATTATCAAACTCCAAATCAGCATCAGCCGGGATTGGTGCTCTAAGCGAAGGAGACACTTGGATTGTCCAAACATCACCATTTATCTCAATCGCAGATGCGATTTCATAAAGCGCATGTTGGTAAGAAAATCTGGATCCTACAATATCCTCGCCTGCATTGATCACGCGTACAGAGATTACCGTGGCGGCGATGGGCGCGTCGGCATCGGCCACGATAGACACAGCGCCCTGACGATATTCTGTGTCGTCAGAAAATGGCGTATCGTCATCATGCGGAACAAAGATTGGTGGTTCAAAACGGCCAGAAGCGTAAGGCGTGGTTCTTGAAGATGATACTCCAACAGCAACCAACCCTGAGCGACCGCCTAGTATTGATCTAACAGCGTTCCATGTTCGCCACTCGGCCGTTTGTCTCGGCCTCATCACGACGTTGGAATATTGGATGGACCAATATCCCAGATCTGTTCGGACAGCGTAATCAACGCCACCCAACGACTTGCCGCCAGACCGAGTAAACGGAACTACGTTGGCAGATATCTGCTGTGGCCGCAGAACGCACCGCGGCCACTCTATGATGCTAACCATGTCAGTTCCTATAATCGCCGCCGGCAGTCTTTTGCTGATATTGAGCCATGGCTGCAGGTGCCGACTTGTTGGCTTGCGTCACTGCAACTTTGACAATAGCGCCGCTTGCGGTCTTAATCTGTTGATCGGCAATTGAAGCCATGCGTCCGCTGTCGTCCTGAAGGATGACGGTCACGACATCCTTGCTTGAGCCGGCGAATGATGACTTGTTCATGGTTGGCAAGGTAGGTGCGGATGGATTTGCATACCCACCATTTGCGAGCCTAATTGCCTTCCCGCCATTGATGGCTTCCAGCAAACCGGCGTATTTCTTCGTCGCCGCTGCATTGACCACAAACTCTCCGTTGGAAAGCATCGCGGGGATGCTGTCGCTGCGTCCAGTTCCTGGCCCTTGGATGCGCCCACCGGTTGCGGCGTGGACAATCCCGCCATCCTTCAAGCCAAATACCTTGAGCAACCCACCAAACAACCCACCGCCACCGCCGCCACCTAAGCCGAAGATACTGTTCAGGCCTATATCGATAACTTTATCGAGTACCTTACCGAGTGCGTTTGAAAGGGCTTCTGCGGCTGTGGCTCCTCCGCGAATATCGGAGATAAAGCCACTGGTTATGTCTTTAGCGCTGCTTTTGAAATCATCGGCAGCCTGCTTGAGCTTGTCTTGGCTCTCTGCCAATCGTTCAGATTCAACAACAGCGTTGCCGTACGCCATTGCCAATTTGTCTATATTGGCTTCAAGTTCAGGCGTAATGGCCAGGCCTGCCTCTTGGGCGGCCGTGAGCAAATCATGCTTGGCTGCGGCGTATTCCACCGCATAGCCATAGTCATTGATCAGCGGGTTTATCGCAGACTGAGCCAGCGTTTCCGCCTGAAGGGCAGCAGTCCGTTTTTGGATTTGCTCTATCTCGCGCTGGTAGTCATTTTGTTTGGAACCGCGTCCTTTTTTGCCAGATCCTCCGGAAGATCCGTCACCGGCGCCGCCTATTCCACCGCCAAAGCCAGTTGTGTTGGTGACCCCAGATTCGACAGGACCACCGAGGCCCGCATCCTTGATCAGTTCACGACGAGCGCGGGCAATCTCATTTGCCTTCGCGGTAACAGCCCCTACAGCCTTGTCGACTGTGCTTGTGATGGCATCACCGGCTGCGCCTACGTAGTCTTTGGCCTCACGCGTAACCGCATCATTGAATGCCACAGCCGCCTTCTTACCCGCGCCTTCGTACTCATTGACAATGCGATCAAGATCGATCGGACCGACCTGACCAATTGGCGAAACGCCAGCATACTCGCTCAGGGAATTTATCGAAGCCACGGCGGAATTTACAGCAGAGATAACCCTGTTAATACCGGCCTCGACCCCGGCGATCATGGCATTCATCGCGCCAACCACAGCCTCGCCTATAGCCGAAGGCACAATTGTGAATGTTGCGACAATGATGTCCTTCATCCGGACGAAGTTCTCGATCGTGTTATTCACGAAGAATTTCACGATGTCGCCAAGTCCACTAAAGGAAACTCCAGTGCCTTCGAGCACCCCATTGATCGTAGATAAGACCTGATCGAAGGCGGATGTTATTGATGCTTTTGCAGACTCAGCACCAGCCGACAGCATCTGCCACATAGCGTTCGCGTAATCGCCAAGAGTCGCAAAGCTACCCTGAAGTGGGACGATTTCATCCCACAGCTGGGTGACTGCAAAAGCAGCGGCTCCAACGGCCGCAGCCAACGCAACAAATGGATTAGCCAAAGCCGCGATCGAAGCGAAGGCTGCTCCACGTCCGAAGGTAGCAAGCAGGACTGCGCCAGCAGCCGCTGCGGCATTGGCAACAGACGAAATGTTGCCGGCCAGCGCACCCATGATCTGGCCTATAGTCTGGGTAATGCCATAAGCCTCAGACGTCTGACCGATGTATTGAGTTAGGTTGTTCTTTAGTTTGGTGAAGCTATCGCTGATCGTAGCGTTCGTCTTTGCGAACTGCGCTTCAATAGGCGCCTGAGCATTTAGGATTGCTTTAAATACGCGGTCGGAAGTTAACTTGCCTTCCGAACCCAACTTCTTGAGGCCAGCGATCGTTACGCCGAATTCTTTTGCAATGGCGTCGGCTATAACCGGAGCGTTTTCACGCAGGGACCGAAGTTCGTCGCCCTGTAGCACGCCAGAACCAAGCGCTTGTCCAAGCTGCAAAATGCCAGCAGCCTGTTCCTGAACCGCAGCGCCGCCTGCCTTAAAGGCTTTTGCAACTGTATTTGTGGCAGTGGCAATTTCTTGCTCATTTTTCGCCACGCCTGAAGCGGAGCGAATAAGACGCGCATACAGGTCGGCATAGTCCGTCAAAGAGGCTCTGGCGTCGTTAGCTCCCTTTGTAAGATCTTCAAGCGAACGGGCCTGCACACCAGCCGACTGAGCGGCCGCGTTGATCTTGTTGCCTGCCTCAGTCCACGCGTCGGCATAGCGAGTAATCTCGGCAACACCTAGCGCACCACCAATGGCAGCAACAGAGCTAGAAAGGGTATTTTGAAACGAAGACGAAATGTTCGAATTCATTTTCTTAAACCGGCTCTCGATGGCCCTAGCCTGCCGGTTCGTAAGGCCCTGTGCGCGGTTGAGCGCGTTTTGGTATCCCTTCACGTCAGCCGAAAGCTGAACGACAAGGCGCTCCAAGTCTGTTGCCATGTTTTGGATTTTCCTGATAAGCAAACACCAACCAAAGGTGGTGTGTCCATGAGCATTCAACAGACTTTAATTGTAGTGACGGCGGGAATACTTCTGATCGGTTGCCAATCGGAATATCAACGCACAGTCAACGACATTGAGGCCTCCCAATTCGCGAGTGAGTTGGAAAAGCTGAACGCTGTATCATCTGCCGACATGGAAACGTCAGAGGCTCGCGGCACAAAAACTTGCCATGTGAAGCAATACACAAGTGCATATTTGGCTAAGCAGAGGATCAATGTCACTACACGTACTGTGAGCCACTACGCCACTGATATGAGTGACGTCTTTGTTAGAGTCTACAAGAATGGCAGTGCTGGAATCGCGGTGTCAGAAGACACTTATCCTGGCACAAACGCATTCTTTCTCATTGATGGAAAGCGGTACGTCGCAGATGGTGACAGTTACGCCTCACTTGATAAACAAGGCATCGACGCCCTCAAGAAAGACAGCATTATAAAATTTTCATGGACCAATTGGCCGTACCGCAACGAGGTCAATAGAGAAGACATCATAGCTGGATTTGAAAAGTCCTATAACGACTGTGTCAACTTCCTAAACAGCAGGACATGAAGCTCTACCCCTGCACCCAATCCCAAAGCTCATCGATTTCCTTGGCGGTCAAAGATCCATCGTCAGGAGTGTTGGCGTCCACGTAGCCGTCAACGGCTGCCATGAATTGCCAGACTGACATTTCATTGACCTGCTGCGGCGTGTAACCAATCACCGCAGCTGTCCCGTACAGCGCAGCAAATCTCAGCTTTCCGTTTGGGAGTTCGTCGAGCTGCTTTCCGTTTGACTTGCTGCGTCGTCCTCCCCCACCTTCTCCTCCGGTGCGCCGGTGAGCGCGGCAGACAAGATGACTTGCCCAGGGATGAGGTTTTCCATCGGTGGTCGGGCCTCAACGTACGCCCTCACCAACTTTAACGCCGCTACTGGTTCCATACCGCCACCGATCAGGCCGAGCCTGATGATGTTAGAAATATCCTCAATGCGCCATGCGCCGGTATGAAGACGTTGGAGAACTACGTAAGGTCCAGCATCGGTCTTCTCCTGAAGCTCTGCTAATCCGCCCCATCCGAGACGGAACGAATGCGTCCCGTCCCCCCAGTCGAATTCAACACGCGCGTCGCGCATTATGGTGTAGCCGGAGTGGTAACACGAACCATTTCGCCATCGCTCTGGAGTGAGACGTTGTTGGTTGCGCGCTGGCCGTTGTTGGCGCCGACTTCCATGCTTTCAATGTGCATACGTCCAGTCCAAGTGATCGTTTTAGCGGGGAATTCCCACTCAACCTTGGCTGGGATGCTATCGATGCTTTCAAATCCCTCGATCCAGGCATCAACGCTTTCCGAAGCAAGAACTCCTTCGCCCGAAATCGCCATGGAGAGGGATGTCGCATCACGACCAACCCAATCCACCTTGTCCGGATCAAGACAGTCGGGAATATTTACTTCCTCGAGCGACTTGCTGAGGGTGATCGATCGCTGCGTAAAACCGCACGGTGAACTGTAAACCACAGGGTCTGCGTCGTTACCGAGCAGCACACGGATTTTGCCGCCCTTGATGGTGGTAGCCTGAGCCATAACGGCCTCCTGATAAAGAAAAAGCCGCTCTATGGCGGCTGGTGTTGGGAAAATTTGTTAGGTGGCGCTATGGCTCTTCGACGATGGCCGTGTAGCGCAGGGATGCTTGCTTGATCGCACCATCCCTAATGTAGTCAGTGCGCCATGGGTCGAATGTCACGATGGCATTCGTGGCCAGTGTTGGCTCCCAATTGCGAAGTGCTCGACGAACCGCGTCAGCGATGTCGCGGATTTCCTTCATAGTCGTGAATTCTGACCAGCAATCGATTTGGATCATCACTTCTCCACCGTCGATGCAATCAACGAGTTCGGCAACGTAATTTGACGGACCAATGCTGATGTATGGCTTAACCCACGTCGATTGAGGAATGTCAGCGATGCGATTAGCCACGAGCGCGGTAACGCTTGCTGTCGCCCTCAGTCGCGCGATGATGGCGCCTTGTAGCTCTAGAACTGGATCAGCCACCTGCCGCCACCTCCTTCGCAGATTTATTGATAGCACGCGTAATGCGCGACTTGGTGCGTCTGCGTAGTGCCCTGTAAGAGACAAAGAAAAACGGCTGGGCCTGCGTGCCAGGATGTTGGGTGCCTGGAAACTGACCGCCGTTCTGGTGGGCCTTGGTAGCAAACTCGACAAGGTGAGCGTATCGGACCTTGTTGTTACCGGCGTAGATCGTGATAATCAGCTTGCCGTCGCCAGACTTCACCGTGGCGATTTTCTGGCTATACTTCGGAGCGTCGCCCCAAGTCCAACCTATGGATTCGCGAAGATCTCCGCTCTCCACTGCAACAAGCGACTTCATGAGCGCGACAATCTCGTCGGCACCCTGCCCCATGGCTTCCTTGATACGCTTTTCAGCAGCAGCAGGGAGTTTCGCCAATTTTCGGTTCAGTTTTTCGAGGCCGAGAATTTTCATCCAGCCTCACCTTCCACCACCATTAGCTCAATCCATTGATTTCGCTCGTCGATGTTCACGGCAGTCTTGATGGCATAAACAACGCCTGTCCGCTTATTGCGAGCCCGCCAAGCAGTAGTGATTGTTCGCGTCCTGGCATTGCTGCGAATAGTCATGGTGAATGGCTGGATGCCTTGGAGACGACTGGCAATCACAGGCTCGCTGCCCGTACGTGGCTGCAACCTCGCGGGCTCAATGAATTGCTCAGCAAAACCGATAATCACGCCGCCGTAACCATCGTCGCCCTCTACCTCAGCCTCGAAGCCGACGAGCGCATTAAGCGCGCCTGCGCCAGCTCTTTTGCGCGGTGTCATCTGGTCTGTCCTTTGTGGGCTCAGCCGCTTTGGCCGCAATGGCAGCATCAGCACATGCGCGGGTCACGTTTGAAATGCCCGGTTGGTAAGCAACGGTAAAACCCGGCTGGCGCCAGTCGAATGGCTTGTTGAAACGCAACCACATGATCAGCCTCGCCAGTTTCGGTGAGGCATCAGCAGCGATTGAGATGCCAGCGGCACTTCGATCATATTGCCTTCTGAGATATCCTCGCGATGCTCGTACCAATGGCCGACCATCAGAAGAATTGCGTGCTTGATGCCTGCTGGCACGGTCTCGTATCCAGCTGTGAACGTGATCCGGATGCTCTCCGGTTCACGGAGGATGCTTGGCCATGAGTTACCAACGGCTGGCATGATATATGCAGGCTGCGTTGATCCTGCGCCAAAGGTGCGAAAGCCAGCCAGCACGGTAATCGTGCCGTCGCTGGCCGTGTATTCAACGCTGTCGACGGATTTCAGCGGAGCCAATGGAATATAAACTCTTCCTGCGCGTCCGTGCTCGTCAGAGCATGGGAACCGGTCGAGATTATACTGCCATTCCTGCTCTCGGATGGCCCTGCCGAGCCATCCGTCCGTACCGTCGATTAGACCGGTTGCGGTTCGCACCAAGCCTTCCACATAATCATCTTCGTCATCATGGAAGACACGCAAATGAGACTTAGCTTCGGCCAGTGACACGACTGGCTCTGCCGGAGGCGTCACTAACCTTAGCATGATTACTTGCCCCGCTTCTTGACCGGCTCGACCGGCAGTAGATCCTGCGTAACAGGTTCAACGACTGGCTCTGGCTCTACGACCGGTTCTGGAGTTGGTTCAATCACCGGTTCTGGTGTTGGCGCTGGTTCTGGTACCGGCGTGGGCTCAGGCTCTGGGACTGGCTCAGCCGCAGGCTCTACAGGATCAAGATCCACAAAACCTTCATTCACCAGCCCAGCGGTCGATGCGCCGAATTCACGGTTGTCACCTGGTGCCAAACTCTCAACCGTGAAACCGTCCGACGCGAAGTAGAACGGCTTGAGAACGACCGGCATTAGGCCACCGGCGCGAGGTTCGCGTGACCGCCGATTACGACAGCGTCAGCCGCGATGGATGTGCCAGAAATCAGCGTCAGCACTGGGCGAATGTATCGCTTCGTGCCCTTATAGCCGATCTTGATGGCGGAAGTTGCTGCGAGTGCTGTCGGGAACGTGCCAAGCAGGTCACCAGCAGCTACATCAGTCCACGTTGCGTTGTCGTCAGATTCCTGCAGCTTCGGTGTGAAGTTGCCAGAGCCTGCAATCGCACCGGTGTTGATTACCACAGTGGCGGAATTGTATGGGCGCAGGTCAGCACCGGTGCCATTGGTAGTTGCCGTGAGAACGGCGGGAGCAATCGACGCAATAACGCCGATATTAGAATAGAGATCTCGTTTAGCCATATGGCCTAACTCCTATCGTAGAGGGAAATGGGGCGCGCTTGGCGCCCCAGAATGATTAGGCCGAAGTGACCAGCAGCTTGACTGCCTCGAAGTTCACAACATCACCACCAACGCGACGACGGTTGTAGAACTTCACATATGGCTTGGCGGTCAGGTTGTCGCGCAGGAGCGTCAGGCCGAGGCGATCAACGATCGTGTAAGCAGCCTTGAAGTCACCGAATGCAACAGACAGCGAGCTCGCAGCAACGGCCGGCATGTCTTCGCAGCGATTGACCGGGAAGCTGAGGATTGTCGCAGGCTGGCCGCCCTTGATGTCGCCCATCTGCCAGAGGTAGTTGCCCTGACCATCCTTGAGTTTCATGATGTCGCGAACAGTGGTGCGCTTCATCAGGAAGTTGGCGTTCTGGGTGTAGTAGTCCTTGAGCTGGAATACCAGGTTATACAGTGCGTCCGACGTGATTGATGTCGCACCGCCAGAAACAACCTGCTCAATCTGGCCGTTGGAAGTACCTGCGCCGTAGCTCAGAAGACCGCGGGGCTTATTCACGCCGTCACCGGTGAAGAATGCGGACGCTTCGATCCGACCCATGCGCTCGCCAACTTTGTTGGCAACCCATGCCTCAATATCAAGACCTGCATCTTCCAGCATGTTCTGCGTAACGCGAGGTTCGGCGAACATCTCGTGAGCGAAGATCTTCGAAACGCCAACCTGCGAAGTTGATGTCTCAGATGGTGCCTGAGTTTCACCTACCCAGCCGCCGAAGCCGAACTCGCCTTCATCGCGGGGAATTTCGAGCTCCTTACCGCCGATGGTCTCGACAGTCGCGAGAGCGCGGAGGTTGGACGTCTCATAGATGCGCGTGATGATACGGCTGGAAACCGTCTTTGGAACCAGATAGCCGCCATCAGGGTCAGAACCGGTCTGCATTGCGGCCTGGACATTTGCTGGCATCGCAGCGTCGGAGCGGGCACGCATGTAAGGGGCAAAGGATGCTGCGTATTCAGCATATGCCTCTTCGTCGGCAACGATCTCGGTGTTGATGCCGAGCTTGCCTGCGTTGGCCAGCTTTGCCTTGGCAAACTCAAATGCTGCCTTTGCATCAGCCGCGCCTTCGTCACCAGCCCAACCGCCAGCATTTGGACGCTTCAGCACCGCATCGATCTTCTCGATGTTGTCGTTGACGGCCTGCAGGCCTTTTTCGAGAGCGAGGTGCTTGGTCTCAACAGAGGCAGCATACTTTTCGATCTTCTCGGCGACGAGTGGATCAACCTTCTTGCCGGATGCGTCGATCTCGTCGCGCATGGCCTTCAGTTCACGCTGTGTATTGTCGTTCAGCGCCTTTACGTCGTCGCCGAACTTCTTGATGTCAGCCGTAATCTGTTCGGCGACCTGTGCAGTAATGGTCATTTGACCTCCTGATTGAATGAAGCCGATACGGCACGAACGGCCTCGGCAAGTGCTGTGAAATCGACTTTGTCGCCAGCGTCCTGCTTGGTCGGTTCGTCGCTTGTTTCAACCGCGCGCAAAGCTGCGCGGGCCTTGGATCTCGACCACCCAGCGTCCTGCGTGAGTGCTCGCTCCATGTCTCGTTTGGTGGGTGCTTCGTCGTTGCCGTCGTCACGCCATTTCAGCGCGTCTGGGACGGAACCGAAGACGGATAGGTCAAACCGGGCCTTAGGGTCGGCCGTGGCCGCTTCTGCAGTGGCAAAACCAGCATCAACAGCTTCCTTTGCAGTGAGCCATGTTTCGTCATCCATCCAAGTCTTGATCTGGCGGATACCGGTGTTTGTGCGGGCCGCATAAGTGCGGGCCAATGCATCATCGATCTTGGTGAGCGTACCGACGACATCAGCAAAGTCGTGCCGGTTGCCAACGCCGATGGTCCAAGCGTTGTGGATCATGAAGAACGCGTTCTCAGCGATCGTGATCTCGTCGCCGGCCATTGCGATGATGGACGCGATAGACGCTGCCAAGCCGACAACCTCGACCTTTACCTTGCCGTCATAGGCAAGCAGGTCGTTGTAGATCGCGATACCATCGAACACGTCACCGCCCGGTGAGTTGATGCGAAGCGTGATGTCACCAGTCGCGTCTCTCAGACGGCTGCGGAACGATCTGGCATTGGTGCCCCAGTATCCAATCTCGTCGTAGAGATCGATAATGGTACCGTTGCCCTCTGTTTTAGCCTCAAACTTTGTGCCGACGGCGCGCGCAAAAAAGCGATCGCGACGCTCGCCACTAAGTGGCGAACCGACGTCAATTTTATCCATTATGGAGCTTTCTATTTCGCAGCGTTGTCGTTAGCTGGCGAAGGCACCGCATCGACTTGAATGGCTGGATTTTCGAACACGTCGCCGCCTTCACGCGGGTTCATGTTTTCCTTGATGCGCGCCTCGTTAGCGTTCATCCATTTGTTTTGGATGGCCGAGCTGTAGGCTTCGTAACGTGCCTTGGTGTCACCACGCAGCATCGCGTCCATCAAGAACTCGCAGAAGTAGCCATCGGCCCTATCCTGCTCGGTGAGCAGATCGCGATTGGCTGCCTGCTCCCATCGGACCAGCCATGGCCGCAAACTGTAGATGACGAAGTCCAGCGACTGGTGCTCGATATTCGAGAACGTCGCCTTTTCCAGGTCATTCACAAGATGCGCTGGCACGCGGAAAATACCGGCGATCTCAGATCGCTGAAACTTTCGGCCGGCAATAAACTCCGCATCCTTGGGCGCGATGTTCATCGACACCCAATCCATGCCTTCCTCAAGCAGCAATGGTTTGCCGCTGTTCTCAAGTCCTGCATATCGGTCTGCGAATTGCTGTCGTAGGTTCTCGGTAGCTTCTTGGCCGATCTGTTTTGGGTGCCTTAGTACGCCTGTCGGCTTCACGCCGTTGCGGTACATGTTGGAACCAAACGATTCCGCCGCCATTCCGAGGCCGATAGCCTCACGCGCCAGAGAAATCATCGACTGTCCGACATAACCCTTTGGGAGCGGGCCGCGGATATGGTGCATGTCCTTCGTGGACAGCTTTGCCCGCTTGTTGTCGGGCATGGTGACTTCGTACTTCGGAGACCAGTCAAAAGCCTGGCTGATACTGACACCATCAGGATTGAGCGGCACAAGGCCAATCGTCTGGCCTTTTCGGTTGCGCTCAACGTAGGCGTAACCGTTACCCCGCGTGGCGAGGTTAGTCATCGTGCCTTCCGTGTACTCAAACGCTGTGTTCCAGCTGTTCGCCTGATCGTGTAGCACTTTGTACAGCGGATGCTCTGTAGCCCGATCCTTGCCGCCGTCTGCCCTGCGCTTGTAGAGAATGCAGGGCAAACTCGCGACGCTCTCCGCAAGCACTCGCACGCAAATAAGGACGGTGGTATATTTCAGTGCCGTTTCGGCTGATACATAAACACCGGTCTTGGACAGTGTGCCGCCTCCTGCAAGGCGGCTCCATTCTTCCATCGTCAAGCTGCGATGTTCATTGGTGGCGGCCTTAGGTCGCGCTAACGCTCCAAACAATCCCGCCATCAGTTGCTGCCTCGCGCCGCTGCGATGACACCAGCCAAGATTAGAACACCGCCAACGATAAACCCTGCGGGTGGATAGATAAGCCAAGCGCCGTAAGCAATTGAAGCAACCGCGGAAACGCCGAGTGCGTCCCTAACGATCACGGCAACGCGTGCCATGTTCGATATGATCATATCTCGACGAAACCTCGGGTTTTATAGATCGACGGGCCTGAATTGCCACTCTCGTAACTACCGGCCATAGCCGTTGCCATTGTCAGAGCAACCGCGCCGTCGATGCGACGTTCACGGTTGTGCTTGATCAGTTTTCTGTTGCCTGCCGGATCTGATTTGACGGTGGCATTCATCATACACATCGTCAGGACAGGATGATCGCCGTGGGCAAGATTGCCATTGAGGATAATGCCTTCGAGCTCGCGCAATGCCGGTGACATGGATGCGAACCCCTGCCCGAACGGCTGGAATATAGCGTCGTCACCTTCCAGTTGATCATCGGTAAAGCCAGCCTTTTGCAGCCACGGCTTGAGGTGCCTGAAGTTCCATCGGTCAAACGCGATCTTGCGAATGTCCATGTCTTCGAATGCATCGCGCAGATGATTGGCGACAAACTCATAATCGACTGTCTTGCCAGGCGCCGCTTCCAACTGACCGGCGTTGTGCCAGATGTCGTAAGGAACGCGATCCGCCTTGGCCTTTGCCCTGATGCCGTCACCCGGCAGCCAGAATGTCGGCTTCACATGCCAGATGGTTTTGCCGTCCTGCTCTTTCGGTGCCATCAGCACCAGAGCAGTCAAATCGCTCACCTCAGAAAGGTCGAGCCCACCAAAGACAGGGAGACCATCAAAGTCCATAACTCCAGCGTTACACGCTCGCCAAATAGCCGGCGACACAAACGGTGCATTGGTATCGATCCTTTGATTGAGGTGCAACCAGCGAAAACTGGCTTCTTCTGTCGGCATGCGCGCTGCGCGTTCAGCGTCATCGCGAACCGATGAAACAGACTTGAAGAAACCAAGCGCCGGGTTAGCGGCTTTCCACGCTTCCTCGTCCATCACATCGCAGTCGGCTTCTGCCGTATAGAGATGCGATACAGTGCGCGGTGCCTTGGATGTTTCAGCGTCATCAAGCCAACGCGAGAACAAATCACCGTCGGTGGCAGCCTGTGTCGAGATGGCGAAGATCATCGCCTTGTCGCCGTACGCGCCTTGCGATGTGACGATTGCCTCTACGAAGTCGTCGTGCGGGCCTTTGATCTGGCCAACCTCGTCGAGGATAGCGACCAACGGGGATCCACCGTGCGCACTCTTAGCCTCAGCCGAGCTGGCCTGATATTCAACGGCCTTGCTCAAACCAACAATGGTCTTGCTGGACGGGACCAGGCGATATTTCTTATTCAGCAGCTGCGATAGCAACAGCATCTTGCTGGCGTAGTTATAGACCTCAGCCGCCTGCTTGCGCGATCTGGCGCCAGACATCATGCGGCTGTTCGGATACGCCTCCGGGCCTACGATGTGGGCCAGCAGAAGACATGCGATTGTTGCAGTCTTTGAATTCTTACGTGCGATTGACAGGTATGCCCTGCCCGTTCCATGCGGATTGTCATAGACCGCGAGGATGAAGCACTCTTGGAACGCCAACAGTTTAATCTGCTGGCCGACCAGATCGCCCTCAGGGACAACCAGATAACCTTCGATAAATCGGCAGACCTTTTCGCCTCGAGTTAGCTCAGCGACAGGAAGGTTACGCCAGTCTCTCCTGACTGGTATCGGACCGCTCTTTATGGCCTCCAGCACATTGGGCGGCCAACTCAGGATTTGGCCGGTCATGCACTAAGCTCCAATCAGGCAAGCAGTTCGTCGTCCGATGTCGCACCCGCCTCGATATCTTTTGCTGCTTCACGTCTTTTCGCGGCATCGCGTGCCTCGCCCTGAACAGCGCGCGCATGCAGCGCCAGAGATCGACGGAACGACAGAATGGATGATGCGTGCATCTGCACGATTGCTTTGCGCGGGTTTGCGACCGGCGTGCCTTTTTCGCTGTAGGAAACGGCGCCCTCGGTGCGGAGCAAGCCTTGCTCCCTCACCAAGTCAGCCATCGTTCTTGCCAGCATCGCTGCGATTTCAAGCTGGTGTGCCGACCACTCGGCGCGGGCATATTCAGCAATGACGTTGTTGAAGAAAGGGATGTCCGTTTCATCGAGTGGCACATTTTCGGGGAGCGCGAACTCCTCCGTCGCAACAGAAGCAATTCGCACGGCTTCGGCCACGCTATCAACGCGGTTCTTCTTCTTAGGCATGCCAAAATCCCTCGCGCACGCGCGCTTGCGCACGCACTAGGCAAAAATCTGTGTTAGCGATTTCGTTGTGTTACCCCGGCGGTCCTGCGACCGGCCGCCCCAGAGATTCGGCCCACCCCTCCGGGTTGGCAAAACTCTCCATAATATCAACTATTGGCACCTTAGTCAAGCGCCAAAATCAAACAAAATCAAATTAAATCAATCATTTTTCGATGTTTCTTCGTCTAAATTATTAGGAGGAAACTGGAGATTGATGGCATCAACGAGCGCGTCAACACGCCTCATCAAGACGATATCTCTCGTCAACTCCCAGAAGGCATGATCAACATACGTCCGCATCCCCAAACCATGGAGCCGATCGGCATCACGTTGGCTCTGCACGCAGATGATACGGCAGCGCTTCATCGTGTCCCTGCCACGAAGATCGAGGATCATTCGCTCAACATAACGAACCATCGATGCGTTGTGGACTATGACGCATGCGCCTTCATCCGGTAACGCCATGACCACGGCTTTCGTCTCGCCAGTTCCTCGCGTCATCAGCCTACCTCTATTGGGTATCCATCAACGCCAAACACCACGGCCTGCTGACCTCGCTCAATGCGAGCCTTCAGACTGTCGTGGCATGGAGCGCAAAGTGATTGGAGATTGTTTGGATCGAAGAATAAAGCCTCGTCTCCTTTATGTGGCCTGACGTGGTCGCACACCGTGGCTTCCGTGACGTCCTCGATAGCCAAGCAGAAGTGGCATAGCGGCTCAGCGGCAAGCTGGACAGCACGCAGTCGCTGCCATCTTGCTGTCTTGTACAGCCGACGATACTGCGCCGCCTCGGCTGATCTGCCGTATGGCTTGGGCATCAGTTCCTCTTCATAAGCTCTACAGCCTGGGCGATTGCCAAGGCAGCTTGAGCTTGGTGGAGAGACTTCTCGGTGTAGCCATTGTCGGCGGATCGCTTGGCCCAACCAATCAGCGTAAAGGCATGACGCTCGGCCGCGACTATCTCTGCGCTACGTTCCTTGGCGTCCACGACAATTCCTCGAAATTGGTCTGCGTGGCTGGATTCGAACCAGCGGCTCCCGCAGTCCAAGTGCGGTACTCTGACCAGACTGAGCTACACACAGATGATTGGTGCCGACAGCAGGAATCGAACCCACGACATCCTCGTTACAAAGGAGGCGCTCTACCTACTGAGCTATGTCGGCGTGAATGGTGGAGCGTGTCGGAATCGAACCGACCGGCAGCAATCTTGCAAGGATTACCCGCTTACCCAGAGCACGTCCCAATTGAATGATGGCGGAAGACTGAGGAATCGAACCCCTGACCTTGCGGTCCCCTCGGTTTTCAAGACCGATTGCCAACCATTTAGCGGCGCCTTCCATAATTGGCGGATAGTGTTGGGATTGAACCAACGAAACCTAGGAAGGCTCTACAGTTTAGCAAACTGCTGCATTACCGCTCTGCCAACTATCCATTAAGAGCAAAAGCGGCTGGGAGTGTGCACGACCTGCCAAGCTTTCGCTAACAGGGTCACACTACAACCAGCCGCACGATCACCATGCAAGCGGAGGAGAACGCGCATGGGATTGGTTGCGGAGGTGAGATTTGAACTCACGGCCTCCAGCTTATGAGGCTGGCGAGCTACCGGGCTGCTCTACTCCACGTGATAGTTACCCAAAGCTCAGAGGCTGCAACCAGTGCAGCATGGCGATGGGTCCGACGCATAGCGCTCGGAGTGATGTGGGGCTCGCAACTAGTTGCGCCACCCCTTCACACTACTCTCTCCGAGATTGAAGAAAGGGACTTTACGAGGCAGCTTTTCGCAATGCGGCCATCAGGTTGTCATTCGCAACGATCAATCGTCGCTTGCCTTGGCGTTCCGCATGCTTCCCTTGATAACCCGCCTTGGTTCCAAGCTCGGCCATGTTCTTGGCTGTCTTTGCTGCATCAAGCATCGCACGATCCTCTGATTTCAAATCATCCAAGGCATCGAACCATTCTTTGCGGTCTGACATGGCTGTCACAATGTCCTGCCACATCATAGATCCACCGCCAACGCATGTGGTCTTCTGCATGCCAAGGAAGCTATCCGCGATCTTTGATGACCCGCATGGTAGTCCATCTGGGCATTTTGTGAAGGTGACCTTACTCATGTCCGTATTGGCATACGCTTTGGCCAGTTCACTCTGCGCCTCGTCTGCAGTCATCTTGAGGCGTGGACCTTTGTGTTTTCTGCCGGTCAGATACCTGGCCTTTTTGGTATCTAGAAGAACGGCAAAATACTCATTGCTGTTCGTGACGTCCTGCGGGTTGTCGTCGCCACCTAACGCAACATCAACCTTGTCACGAGATCCGAGCATTGCACCAGCTGGCATCCGTGCTGCGTATTCCTCAACGCCACCATCGACCGTCAGGCGATACGCTTTCTCGGTCTGGTTACCGTCACTGAACTTTAGCCTTCCGATGCGGACTATCTGACCAGCACCATTTCGTTCGATTTCGCCAGATGCAACGTTTTTCATGATCTCTGCGACTGATGGCGTCACGAGGCGCTTGCGATCATGTTTGAGGTCTTCGACTTCATCAGCGTTGTTGTCATTGGCTGGGACAACAGACCAGTTTGTTTGCATCGGCTCCGGTTTGTGATCCGGAGTGGTGGCGTATCGGCGTACTGCCGCAAGTTGCTCTGCGAGTGATCCGTGTCTTGCCATATCAATCGTCCTTCCGTGCTGGCTGGTTATCGTTATCGGCCAGCCATCGTCTTACGAGTGACACGGCTTGCGATGCAGCCTCATGTGTTGACGTGAAGCGCACGACCTCAACATGGTGGCCAAGCCTCGCCAATGATGTGTGGCGCTCAACCTGAGCCGGTGACAACCGGCCTTTGCCAACCTTGTTCTCGATCATTCTCAGCTTACCGCCCGCGATGTATATTCGGAGATCAGCTTCGCCTGGCGTGAGGCCAGTGGCCACTGCATCTGCCTGTGCGCGTGGTCCGCGCTTGGCGCTGTTCATGTCGCCTGCCAGTAGAAACCTGCGACCGTATTCTGGCAGTGCCCGCAATGCCCTCACTTGAGCCGCCTGCCCTTCGCTTTCCTTCATCGGCGCGTCGGCGACCGTAACCTTGCCGTTTGTGCTGGTACGGATGACAACACGCTTACCGTCAATGCGGGTGGTCTGCTGTGACTTGCGCATGAACCCTCCTTGGTTATGAGGGTAATATTAGGAAAGCGAAGCCAAACGTCTTGGTGTGTCGTGAAATAAATTTGGTCACGAAAAAGCCCCGCGACATGCAGGGCTTGTTCGTTGTGTGGGATATCAGTTCTTCCCGGCGGCCATCGGCTTCGCTCTTTTCTGCGGCCACCGCTTCAAGAATTTATCAATTCTCGACCGGTCACCACCGAACTGCTCCATCACACCTACTGCGACCTGCATGCTGACAGCATATTGCTGTTGCAACTGTTCGACGGTGTACGGCTCACTCTTGCTCTCGCGCATTTTCATTCTCCTTACGAGCAGAAAATGCGATTGGGTCGGTCCTGGTTCCGGGTTGTATTTCATATGCCCGTTTGCACGGTACACGGTGCCCGAATAAAAAACTCAATAACCGTGCAGCCAGCACACCGCCCTGCACGGTTGCACGAGTAGGGTATATATTTAAAAATATATATACCCCTAAACGTGCACTAACCGGGCAGAGCTGTGCAGGTGTGAACGCCCGGATGTGCACGGATAGCGCACGGATAAAATTCCGCTATCCGTGCAGTATTTAAAGTTGTATTTATGATTGCGTCAGGTTGTAATCACAAGCAGGGAAAGCAGTCATGAAATACTATGTATCGTTCCAAGAGTTCTCAAAAAAGAACGGCCGCCCAATCGACCATAACAGCGCGTCAGACTTCGAAACTGACGGTTTGGGAATGATACCAAACGTCGGCGATTACGTGCATCTCGAGCCTATGGGTAAGCCAGAGGCGCCGAGATATTCTGGGCGGGTTAAATCAAGGCTGTTCAGCTATTTCAACAACGAGACGTGCAGCATTAACATCGTTGTCGAAGCCAACGATGCCGATGACTGGGGTGCTGTGATCAAGGAATAATACCCGCCATTAGATGCAAAAAAAGGCCGGAGCTAAAAGCCCCGACCTTTCTAACGCTATTCATCTTCTGCTTTGCAGTGTGAAAGCTACTTGGCTGGATAATGCTTTTCGTCAGCCTTGGTTCCGCTCAATCGAGCAGTTCTGCAGGCACCTTGCCGCCATTTTCTGACAGCTTCTTCAGAAGCGCCTTGTGAAGCCATGTGTTCATTTCTGCAGACCCGTTTAGCTCGCCGGTGTAGCCAAGCTCCTGCGCCAGTTCTTTGCGCTCAGAGAGGCTCGCATCCATCCCAAGGGCTTTCATCAAGTCGACGATAGAATGCTTCCAGTCGAGCTTCTGACCGCTGCTCTTCACCGCCGCATCGAACTGAGCTGCCACATCTACAGGACTACTTGACGTCGGCGCGGATGACGCGGGCGCTGATGCACCAGAGGTTGGCGGGACCGCCTGGCCCGTTCCTCCGACTGAAGGAGCCGTTGTTGCAGCTGGTTCTGGGATGGACGATGGCGCAGGCGTTGGCTCAGCCGCAGTCGGTGATGCCGGCGCCGTCTCTGCATGGGCCGATCGTCCAAAAATGGCGTCCTTGATTTTTCCGAAAATGCTCATGTGTTTCTCCTCATCGTTACAAACGAAAGCCGCCGGCTATTGCTAACCAGCGGCTCGATTTCATTTTAAGTAATCACCACGTCTGGCGGCCATACCAGTCATCGATGTCTTTTTTGGTTTGGTCTTTTTCGTAGCCATATCGCTCTTGGATCTTGCCCTCGAGCTGGTCACGTTTGCCATTGATGACATCAAGATCATCATCAGTGAGTTTGCCCCACTGTTCCTTGATCTTGCCCTTCATCTGCTTCCAGTTACCTTCAACGCGGTTCCAGTCCATGGGTCACTCCTCTCAGTGTTGTGATTACCAAACGGACATTTGTAGCGATTGGTTCCGCCGGGATTTGATGAATGGCAATGGGTAGGTTCTGAACCGATCGGATGTGGTTTTGGCATGTTGGCCGGCTAATCAGAGGGTAAGTTTAGTTGTAGGAGCGCAATCGCAGGAAGCGATTTGTGGCCAACGCTCTAGAACTTCTTGAGGCTTGGTGAAACAGTTTTCAGACTTGTGGCTGATTGACGAATCGCGCGCAATAATTACTATATGTAGCGTTCTAGGTTCTTTGCCGAATTTGTCGGCAGGATTAATAGGGAACACGATAGGGACTTATCCTCATTCGTGGCTGCCCCCGCAACTGTGAGCGGAGAGCGTTTGATCTTTTACCACTGATGCAAAATGCATCCGGAAGGCAGATCAGAAGCAATGACCCGCAAGCCAGGTTACCTGCCTAGAATTCAATCTCGTAACTCGAATTGTGGGGGCGCTATGTCGTACTCAGATTTTTTGGACGCTATCAGTGCGTTTTTTTCTCATCCATTTGTCTTGATGGTCGGCAGTGCGTTGGTTAGTTGGCGACTTAAGGTCAAACAGAAGCATGAAAAATGAACGAATGATTGATGACAACTAAGTAGCCAAGAATTCCTTGGCTACTTCCTTTTTGGAAGCTGGTTGAGGCCGGTTGTTGTTCGCGGCTTCAATCGGCAGTTCCCGTTCGATTGAGCCAGCCTCGGGGGGGATATGGCCGGCAGTATGTCCACACGCTACGATCCCGTAGAGTCCTCGCGGACTTCGTTCTCAGCATACTGACCTTCACCGATGCTTGTGACGTTCACCCGCTGCACAAGAATGCGTGACCAGCCAAGATGCTGAAGCGCTCGAATTCGGCGCTCCTCAATCTATGTTGCTGCAACTTTCGCAAGATCCGGTCGTTCAAATTTTCCAATTAATGCAAATAGCCACGTTGCAACCGCGGGAAATCCCTACCGGTGGGTTGAAAATTGACGACCCATTCCCTGCATGCAAGATTTGCACCTTTAAGGAGAAATCGATGAACAACGACTACGTTAGGATTGGTATCAACAACGCGCTTCAATCCGAGGTGCCCGACATCAAAAAAGCGATTAAAGACGGCGATCTCGAAAGGGCGACCAAGAAAATCAACGATCTAGAACGGACGCTGCGCAATCTGGCGACACACCTTTAACGCTTGCCCCATTTCTGTGACTGGTCGCTTGCTGTTCTGCGTGAATGGCAGGGGCCGACCATACTGCGCAGGTTGGTCCATTCGAAAAATGGCCACGTTGGAACGCCTATGGAGAAAAGCTTTTTTGCTGATTCCTTCAAAAGTACAACAGGATGTTGACCAAAGCCTGACCCCCACAAGTTGTGGCAAAGATTGCCACAACTCAGTTATTCGGAATTTTCTAGTAACTGCTTTTTTGCAGCGCCGGCCGGGTGCATTTCTGGCATCACGACATTTTCGTCGAGGCTCGGCTGACGTCTAAGTAAAAGTGGGGCAGCGGACTTTTTTTAGTGGAAGAGTATTTACGATACAACTGGAGGATAAATAAGTGTGTAACATCCCCTTGAGCTACGTGAGGGAACGTTATGAAAGTATTCGTCGGTTACGCGAAAGAAGACGGTGTAGTTGCTGTCCAGATAGTCCAGTTTCTGGAAGCTCTCGGAATCGATGTCTGGTTCGATAAAAAATCGCTTGTAGGCGGCGATAATTGGGATGATGAGAGACTTGGCGCTCAACAATCTGCTGATCTAGTTATCCATATCTGCTCTGAGCAAATTATGACGCGCCCTGGCGTGGTCAATCGAGAAATCAGAGAGACGCTGCGCTTGGCAGAGGATAAGCCATTTGGAAGCAACTTCGTTATTTTCGTACGCATTAATGGGGTCCGTCTTCCCGGCTCCTTTCTTCGGTACCACTACATAGATTTCGACGACAATTGGCGACAGTCGATTGCTCTCGCTGTTGGTAAAAAGGTAGGACAAATACGGCAGAACCCTGACGCGCAGCCCGTTTTCAATCGCGAAAACGTAAGCGTCGTGGACGGCATCTCAACACACCTGATTGAGGAGAAAACAGACACCTTTGAGCTTTCAGTGGAGTACTTTGAGTACACCTCTCATGAAAGATTTTGGCGATTGGTGTCCTCGCACATCGAAGCCAAAGCGCTCGATCAATATTACGGTTTTAAATCAAGTGCGGCAATCATTGACGACGAACAGATCAATAGTGGCTTCTTCCGAAGCTGGGAATTTCAGATCAACACTGAGGAATTCTATCGCGCGAACGATTTTGTATCCATAAGGTATTCCGTCTACATGGATACGGGAGGGGCACATGGTAACCATAGGACCATGACGTCAAACTTCTTCGGGGAATCCTTTGGTTTCCTTAGCATTCGCGATCTGCTTCAAAATGACGATGAGAAGGCTCAAAAAGTCATGGCCTATTGCCTCAAGGTCGTTGAGGCGGGCATGGATGAAACCGCCTCTTGGTTGATCGATATTGATGACACGGCGCAAGTTTGGGGCGCCCTGGAGGACTTCAGCTTCGACAACCGTGGGCTTACCTTCAATTTTAGTCCTTACGTGATATTAGCGTACGTCTTTGGTGATCACGAAGCTCATATGCCGTGGTCTGTGGCTTCGAGTTTCGTAGGCGAGCGATACATGGAACATTGGTACCGAAGCACGGTATGAGTGTTCGGCTGTCCGGAAATTCCAGACTACTCACATTTTGGGGGCTTCACACTGCTCACAGCGCCACGAGTGTTTGGCACCGTTAAAGCGTTTGCCGCATTCATTGCAGAAGCAGAAGTAATGACCAGGCGCAAATCCTTTGATCTTGTCACTTGCAGCACGGAGGCCAGCGCTTTCATCGGCCATCCTTCGCATATCAGCTACAATATCGAGGATTTCCCTTCGGCATGGTTCAGGACCGCGAAGCCGTGTTGATAAACGCTCAAGCCGGTTTGCTACGGCATTGATCCGAGCAAAGTATTTCATGCAGCCTCGAGCGGCTTGAAGTCGTCACTGGCCGTAAGGAGCAGCGGAATACCAGTGACGTCGCTTGGATCGACTATCCGGTCGATACCTAAAGCGATGCCCAACCTTTCAAGCCTCTTCATACCTCGCTCCTGCACGCCTTGATCGTCGCTTTGGACGCAGATTGCGTATGGCTCTGTTAGTCCATCATCGTCCTCAAGCTTCATATAAAGCCAATCCGAGCCGTCGACATCATCGCGCTCTATGTGGCTGCTAATAATCTTTACAACGCGATCCACAGCCGCACGGGCCGGGGCGGCCGAAAGGCCCGACCCCGTGCCCGTTGCGGATGTATTATTTACAGTAACCTCGCCTGTAGGCGGGTTATGTAAATGGTATTTGGTATTGCCTGCGATACCTCTAGAGGCTTTAGAGGTATTGTCTACAGGACCACTAGAGGTATCGTCAGCGAAACCGCTGCTAGTGGTATCATCTACAATACCGCTAGAGGTATCGTCCGTAATACCGCTGCTAAACGTGAAGTTCGGTTTATACTCAGTTGGCCTGGTGCCCTTCCCTTCTCTGATAATAGTAAAGGCTCCGGCAACGGTCAGCCGTGCGAGTGAGGCAATGATGTTTGTACGTGTCGAAAGTGTCGCGCGCTCGAGATAGCGTAGGCTGACGCGAGCATTGCCGTGCTTCGACATGTAGCGTTCTAGGATCTCAGCCGCGATCTTGTGGTCTAGTTTTGTCGCCCATGTTGTGCGGATGATTTCAACCAACAGGATGTGCTTAGCGAGCAGACCGTCATTCTTTTCAGCGGCCATTGGCCCCGGCCCTCCAATCAGCGCCATACATTTTGATTTTCTTTATGGCAAACTTACCAGTCTGCTCACGAAGCCGAATTCCTGCCGACGGGGGCCGGCAGGGTGGCGTAGGCAACGTGTGGCGCCCGATGTACGACCGCACCGCCACGTCACTGATTGCATTGACTATTCTCGCCGTCCCCGGTTTCCCCAAGATGCGCACACAATATCTTGTGGCTGGAGTAACGGTTGCAAAGTAAGGCTTGACCTAAAACCCGTAGGGTGGCCATATCGTCATATTGGTTCCGACGAATTCTCTTTCGAAAAGGAACCTGTGATTGAAAAACTTCATGAAATTCAAACACGGTAAAACCGAGGGTGAAGCAAACAACACTGTGGGAATGCTGCTGCTCACCTTGATAGCTGTTACCTATCGGTTGTCACCGTGGTTACTGGGAGCTGTTGGCGGCTACTGGTATGTGCGGTGATGCCGCTCAAAACACCCGTGGACAACAGGCTGTTGCTGAGACAAGCAGCCTAGGGATTATCTGCATTTTCGAGGCTCGCCACATATTCAACAGCTTCTTTGAGCTTTTTCGGCAACGTCTTTCCCCTTTTCTCGGCTCGGCGGAGTATCCCTGAACATGCTTTCGGGCTCCAAAAGAACCGCTGCGGGACTTCGCTAGAAGGATGAAGTACTTCATCGAGGTTTTTGACCGTGGCAGCATTTGGCCATTCAGACACGTTAATCCGGCCAGCAAGACCTTCAGGCATCGACTTCTTGTCGAAAGACCAGACCTTAACAGCACCATCCTGTTGCGTATGCGTGGGGGGCGTGGCCCAAATATCCACTGGTGTGAGATCGGTCTGGGCGAGTTGCTCATCTGTGAATAGTGAGCTTTCGGTCATACTGTCACTAGTATCCTTAGACATAGCTTTTCCTTCGCCGGCAGCGCCGGACGTTGCGTGTGGTTGCTTCGGTCGTGGTTAAACGGTGGCGCTCATTGCATCAGCAACAGCGATTTCTTCTGCTATGGCGAACGCGCGCATGAATTCGTCGTGCGCAATAGTTGGGAAGCGGTCGCGAATGACGTTGATGCGGTCTTGTTCGGGAATATCCCTGTATTCGTCGACTAGGAACTTGGCGAATTCGGAACCTTGCTCGCTCATGCCGCCGCCCTCGCGCTGATCTTGTCTTGTACCCATGCAGTGACTTCCGAGCGAACGAAGGCGATGCGCCGTTCGCCTAGTTCAACCGCAACCGGAAAGCGCCCCTCACTGCGATAGCGATTGAGCATGGTGCGGCTCATGGATGTGAGCTTACAAGCATCATTCAAAGAGATGAGCGCAGGCTCGTTATCATTATGGTGTGTCATGGGACCTCCTGTTTCGTAATGACCGGACGCTGGTGGTCGCAAACTCCGGTGGCAACAAAAAAACGCTGGCGGTTACATTAAGTGCGGTCAATATGGTTACGATGGCTTGTTTTGATCGCAATATGTTGCCCAGTCGCTCATCAGCGCCCTCCTCCGCTCTAAAGCGTCCGAGCGCGCATAGGACCGCTCGACCGCATCTCCGACGGCATGAGCAAGGCTGGCCTCTGCAATTTCGCGCGGGGCATGCGCTAATTCAGTCGCCCAGTCTCGGAAAGTGCTTCGAAACCCATGAACAGTGTACGCCCCTCCCCCGGCGGCTTTCAGCGCTTTCGCCAAGGACATATCCGATAAGGGTCGCTTATCTCGAACGCCTGGAAATACCAGATCGTTGACCGACTGTGCCTTCATTGCCTTAAGCAACGTCATCGCCTTGTCGGAAAGCGGTACTCGGTGCAGCTTGCCGCCCTTCATTCGGACGGCCGGTATCGTCCAAACCTTTTCAGCGAAATCGAATTCCTCCCAAACAGCGCCGCGAGTTTCGCCAGATCGCGCAGCAGTAAGGATGGTTAACTCCAGGGCCCGGGCACTCACGCCTTTCACATCGGCCAGCTTCGTCATGAATGCCGAAACGTCCGCATGAGGCATTGCCGCATAGTGATTGCGGTTCGACAACTCATTCGGTTTATGGAGCACGTGTTCTAAGGTGCCCTTCCAAGCTGCCGGATTGTCGCCGGATCGATGCTCTTCGACCTTCGCCGCATCAAGCACCCGCTCAATTGC